GTGCATGGTATCCATGATGCCGAATGCATTCCGGTATTCGATCTCAACTCCGCCCGCTAAAGAAAGCCCCGGCGGCGCCATAATGAAGTGGCGGCGGCGGGCTCCACAACTCACGATGTACCTACAAAGCTGTGCTCCCGCGGTGGGTGGAGTAAATCGATTCGGCGAAACGTCTGCAATGCTCGCTCCGTCAGTGGATTGTGCAGCTATACTTTCGGCTCGTGTCAAAACGCTTTTGGGCGTTGACCATACAGTGGTAACCGTCACTCCGCTATCGCTACCGATCCAAGCCACGCGTTCCGTGGCTGCACGGTGCGTGATCTTGGTCGTTTGCAAAAGCGAAAGGAAAGAGCTTGCGGCAAAGGCCGTGGCAGTCTCCCCCATTCTGCGCTGCGCGGGTATGACAGATGATGTTGCCAGTGTTGTTCGGTTGCCCTCCTTCACCACCTCCAATTTCACCTCGGAAATTCTCCCCTCGGCGCGGTCGCGTATCAACGTACCCACGTCGTGGAGAACAATTTTTCCGTTATATGGGCGCAAAGTCAAGTCCAGCACAACGGCCGCGTTCACGCTTACCAAACACTTCAGGCGCGTGCTTGAGGATATTGTCAAAGCCTCCCACTCATCAGGAAAGGTCAATGATGGAATCGATGAGAGTAACTGCATACCTTACGCTACTTTTTTTTGCCTGATCGAACATTAAGCACCGCGCATACCACGAGGAGCACCAGCACCCACCTAGGATCAGTGTCCCACGATGGTTCTCGTCTTTCTTTCTGTTCTGCCGTCTCCCGGTGCGCTGCGTGAAGAGCTTCCGTTTTTGTCCGCCAAACGGTGTCCGTTCGAATGTGCCAGCGTTCTTTAATGCGTTCTTTGACGGTGGTTGCTCCTTCGAGATAGATGCTATCATGCAAATAGACGCTATCCCGTACAAGTGCCGTGAATCTAAGCGTGTCGGTTCTGTTGACTTTCAGCGTGTCGTGAACAAGAACGCGCCGCTCCACGGTTCGGGTGGTGGTGCAACTTGAAAAGCAAAGGCTAAGCACCAGCAGAATCAGCGGTGAAAGTTTTATGCTCGAATCTATCTTCATGTCAGTCTGTAAAAGGAATCGCTTCCACTCTCGAGATCCAGCCCTTGAGATACTTTTGTTGGCGCGGGTTATTCTTCACGATGGCACGCAAAAATCGCAGCCGCTCGTTTTTGAGTGCAAGAAACAGCGTCTCGGGCGGTGTTGCATTGGCCGCGGCCAAAGTCTTCGCCCCCATAATTCCGTCAACATTCTGCGCCAAAACACGCTGAAGAGCTTTGATCCCATGTGCTCCGCTGTGGAATGTAAAGTCTGCGACCATCATTGCCACGGATTGGGATTTCAAGTCGTCGGCCTTACAGCGTTGCCAGAAATCGTGATCCGCGATATTTCTCCACTCTTCATAAGAAATCGCCTTCAACTCTTTGACCGTCGGGGCGGGTCGTTTTTGAGATTTTCTCCATGCGGTGAAAGCAGCGAGTGTTACCCCGATCATCGTGGCTCCACCGCGGTCGTCCGGGTCGTTGGCAAAGCCCTGCAAGCGGGCTTTTTCGAACAGTGCGTCCGTTGATTTGTTCTTGTTCTCTACGCCTGCTTCAAATCGTAGCAAGTGGCGCAAAAAGGGATTGATGTTTGGCATAATCAATTTTGTTGCGGTTTAATACTATTGTTTGGTCTTGTCTCAAAGCCTTGTATGTCGAAAATCGCTATGTGATTATTGATAATGTTTCGGCTATCTTCGTCGACGAATCCCCTGCGGTTGCGTCCTTTGTGTGCTCGGCCGTCGCTGGGAGCTTCCCCCTTTTTGTCCAAATCGTATTCTACGAAATAGGTCGTCCCGGTTTCAACTTTTTTCCCAGCGTGGAATTTCCAAAGATCAATTGCGTACAGTGGCACATTCAGCGTTCGGCCTTCGACATTGATTTGATAATTCGATTGTTCAATGCGTATCGGGCAAATACGTGAACAATACCAGCCGTCTTTCACTCGTGTCGCATTGATATCCCCGAGCGCCGCTCCGTGTTCGTCCACCAGCGCATTTTCCGGTGCTGCCGTTGTGAATTGATTATTCTCCAACGGATTGTACCAAAAAGCCGCGGGGTAAGTTTCTGCCGGTATCGACGTGCGCGAACTCTCAAAGATTTTGTGCATGCTGCCATCTGCGCGCCTGAATTCACTCCATCCTTCTGTGTAGTAAGCCCCATGCCCAAATTGATAGAGAGGGAATTCTTCGACGTTGTCGGCGAAATAAGGGCTTTCTACGTTCATTTCCGCAATCTCTGGATCCTGCCAGTTATCAATATTCTCATTTAACCAGTTGTAGAGTTGCGAAATCGTAGTGTATCTTGTCAGGCGAATCATCTGCAACGGCGTCCATGTTCCCGCCACTCTGCGTGCATTGGCAAAGATCCCTTCAGGTCCCAAATCATAGAGCAGCGCCCCTGTTTCGGGATCAAAGCATTGCATTACCGGGAATCGTCTGTTTTGGGTATCAGATCTATATCCAAACACGAGTCCCGGGTGCTTACAGCCTGCGGCGTAAAATCTCATTTCCGCTCCAGCCGTAACCATACGATCCTCTGAGATGTTCCCCGTTGAGAGTTTGTCTACTTGCGCACTTCCGGCTAACAGTAAGCGCGTGCTAACCATCTCAAAAGAGTCTCCCTTTTTCCAATATGGAGAATTGGCACCGGGGCGCGTATCGTTTCCCGCTTTGGTATGCGTGCGGGTGCAGCGATATGTTTCTTGTGTCCCCGCGGGCGTCAATACAGTCACCACGTCTTCATAACCTCCTCCCGTCTGGTTTCGTCCCCGAAATACCGTCCCGTCGGCAAACGCGTCCCAAAAACCACGATATTGCACGGTGGCGCCCACTTTGTCGTTTTCAGACAAGCACCATGGCGTGGCCGTTGTGCCCTCTTCCAACTTGGGAGCACAAAATAGCACCTCGTGTCGCTGTGTGTTGTCGGCGTTTTTCAACCAGCAGCGTAAATAAGCGCGATTTTCTTCTCCCGGTCTTGCAGCTCTCGCCTTAAATGACACCGACATTCTTTTCCACTCCCCGGGCTTTGCCGCCGAAAGACGAAAATGCTCACCCGAATTGGGAAAGACGATCATCCAGCCGGTATTGCTACCACGGACATAAACCGAAAATGTGTAGTCCTGCCCCGCGATTAAGTCCGCCGGTATGCGCTGCGAGAACTGTGCGTACTCTTCGCCCACGGCACCGCGTTCCACAATTATTCTCAGCACTCCACACCCTGTAACGGCGGGCTGTACGTCTTTTACAGTCTCAGTCTTGGCGTGTACGCCGTTGATACCCGGCTCCCATGCTCCGGCTTGATGAAAGTCCGTCCCATCAAGCAGATTTCGACGCGTGGGTTGTGCTTCGGCTCCGTCTGTCCCCAACCGCGTAACCAAACGGACTGTATTCCGTTCGCTGTTCCCGTCTGAATAAACGACCCGCTCATATGTCCAAAGCCAAGGCGTTTGCGAGGTAGGAACGGGCGGTGCGCTCCTCCAACCGCGTGTGTCGTATCCGGGGGCTGTGCCGTCGGCCGTGAGCAGATAGAACGTTTCGATGTGGGCAATGCCGCGGCCGTTTTTGCCCTTCTCGCCAGGGTCGCCCTTCTCGCCGGGGGCACCTTGCTTGCCTTTCACCTTTGCCCAGGCATAACGCAGCGGGTCGGGCGACGCCTCCTCTTCAAAGTCGGTGTAGATCCCGATGTAGTCAAAATCCGCTCCGCCCGGCGTGGTGGTGAAACCCACTTGTCCGTCTGCGCTGTTGGCGTAGGCCGTGTGCATGTGGCTCGACTTGCCCTTTCGGTCGTTCTCCGACGTCGTCCACTCGGTGGGGGTGTCGCCGATTTCGAGTTTCGGGGCGGCAAACCATACCGCGGCGTTTGTCGCGGGTCTGAATAATCGTAGGAGTATCCATTGCTTTGCGTTGAGCACTTCTGGAGTTGTGAATGTCAGTGCATAACGAGTCCATTCGCCGTCGTGGCTGTGGTTAATGTAAATCGCATCAAGAGGTTTATGAGCCGTAACGATAGAAGCACGATCAATCCCTTTGGTCGTCTTGACCCATGCGCTGAGTGTGTAAGTCGTGTTTGGCCGTAAACGGTTCCCGACTTCCTGAGTCATTGATGCGAACGCTTGCCCATTGAGCATTTGAGTTTCGTAACGTACCGCGTGTGTTCCGGGGATGGGGCTTTTCGTCGTATCGTCAATCTCCGCGGCTGCCGTCTCGTAATTCCACCTCTCCAAACCTTTTGCAAAAGCGCTATTGTCGAGCAAATTGGTATGGTAGCTCTCCCCGTCTCGGCCGTCGGTTCCCTTCTTATCTTCTTCTGATAAGCACCACGGGGTGGCATCTTCTCCTTCTTCGAGCTTGGCGCAACAGATTTCCAGCCAATCGTCCGTGCTCTGCGATTCCGAAAGTGAAGAGAAGAACCACGGAAAGACACGCCCCGATTCTACGCGAAACGTGCACACAACGCGCCGCCATTCGTCCGAAATAGGCTGATACAGATAATTGGCATTGTCGCGGCTAAGTCCGTTTACAGACGTGCGTCTCTCCACCACCGGGTTCATTTGAAAGTAGAACGAGCTGCGCAGATACCCCTTGCCACGAACATAGAACGAGTACGTGTACCATTGCCCCGCTTTGAGCGTGCCGGTGATTCGTTCATTTCCGACATTAAAGGCGTATATTCCATTATTTCCCGGTGCTGCTTCGGGGTCGGCTTGCACACGAAAGCACTTTGTTCCGTATTTCCCCCCGTCGGGTGTGGTGATATTCGCTCCGCCTTTTCGCGACTCTCCTGTTTGGTAAGGAATATTCCCCTCCTTGTCTCTCCACTTCGCGGTGAAGTTGAGCAAGTTTGGGTTCGTCGGCGGGGCGGACTTACCATCATAGCCGGGGCTTCCGTCCTTCGGTTTCGCTTGAATGAGCGTCCAGTGAATAGAGTTCGGCGCGGGCGTCTCTGTCGTCCCTTCAGACTTTGTCGTGGTGCACCTCCATCTCGCTCCGTCCAGCCACACGTCGCTGATCTCAAAGCGTTTCGTTTCGGGGTTTCGTGTTCCGCCGTAATACGTTGTACCCTGTTGCCAGTTGCCCCGATCCACGATTTCAGGAATAGGATTCGCTTTGGCGTCCAGTCGAATGATATCCTGTACCACCAGTCCGCGTGCAAACAAATAATCATCTTTGCCGTCCACGACTTCACCCAGTTCTGATTTTAAGAAGTCAGGTAAAGTTCCAAAGGACGCTCGTTGGTGCTCAGCTGTGATTTTCGGGGCGGTTACTCCTTGCAAGTGCATGATACGTCCCTCTCGCGATGAGAGATACAAGCACGACCGGCGTTCTGCGATACTCGTGTTCCCCCACCGTGCGAGATTCATCCCCTCGCACGGCTGCATATTTGCTCCACCAGGGACGTCGGCGTTATCATACAAAGAGCAAGTAATCGAATTATCGTTGATATCAACACTTTCGACTCTCAACCATGCCACGGCGTAAAGTACCGTTTCGGGGGTGGGCAAAGGCGTGTTCGGGCGAAAGGCTCTGACAGCCGCTGTGCTTACGATACCTTTAATCACGTCGTGAACAGCGAAAGCCGTAATGTCACCCTCAAATCGGCGGCGCATAGTCAACACCCATTGCGTGCCTCTCTGTTCAACCTGTTCCACCGTCCCGCTTTCTGTGAGCAGCCAGTCGCCCTCCACAGCAGTGAGACGATTGATTTGCATTTCAGCCACCTCCAGCCGCGAACGTACGGTAAGGGTTTCCACTTCCGCTGCACCGTCCTTATTGATACGCGCCCCACTTTGTCCCGAAAGGAAGTCACCGACGAGCAACTGTTCCTGTACTTGCTCCGTTCCTTCTGTGCGCACTTCTTTCGCAGTCAGGCCTTGCGCAAAATGGATGGGAGCATGTGCTGTGTCGGGGCGTATTCCCGAAAGATAGCGACTGTCAGCTCCCTTCATCTCCGTAATCAAATCAATAAGCAGCTGTCCGACGCGTTGCGCCGTATTCGCCGCCTCTTGTACCTCGTCCCGAATTTGTTCGGCTCGTTCCAGCAATGTTGCCATAGTCCCTATTGAGTTACGTCGTTTTCTTTGTTTCTATTCGCTTGTTCAAGCTGCTCGACGAGTTTCTTTATCAGCTCGTCCTTGTTCTCCGCGGGCTGTCCGCTGTCTGCGTCTTTCAAGAATTGGAATAGCACCTGCGAAATGAAGCCCGGCAGTCCGGGGATCTCATTGGTCTTTTCCAAAACGACGCGCACCGTATTCTTTTGCTGCTCAATTTTCGCCTTATCCTCTGCAGATTCAAAAATGCTCTTCAACTCCACACCGCCACAGACAATGACACACCCCAAACAGAATATGGGGATCGGCAAAATTGTGCATGCCATCATGTCCAGTTGAGCCAGAATAATGTAGATGACAAGATAGATTGCCGTTTTATTACCGGTATCTCTCAACCTCGACGATACGATTTTCTTCTTGTTCTTAATAGACTTGTATACGCCCGAAACCAAATCAACGAGCACCAAACTGAGCAGAAAACCGGCTCCCCATGTAATCATCGCTGTGTGCTGTCCGGCATTCTGTTTCAGGAACAGCCAATTAACTTCACCAAACCATTCAAGGAATTCCATCATTATATCCTCTTCTATTAAATCAATTCTAACAGGGGAAAGATCCCCGTCCATATCACATTCACTTGCACCACGGTGGGTGATTCATACTCTCCCGGGTGCATTTGCTCTGTGGTGATGAGCGGTTTGTTCGTTCCTACGCCTCCCACGAGCCATTGCGTGCCCTCCGTGTCTGTGAGTCGCAAAGCGACGGCCGTTGTGAGGGAGTGGCGTACGCTGCAGCGCGCTGTTATTTTGGTCGTGTGCAACCGCAAACCGTTTTCGATGTTCTCCGTTACTTCCGCCTCTGCGATATCGGTCAAACAGAATGTTTCTGTGCGTGGAGTGTGCTCACGGGCAAATGCCGCGTGAAAGCCGTCGGCCGTTGCGGTGGGCATGCAAGCCTCCACCTCTTCGGCGGTGATCCACTCTATCCGGTTCAGATACTTTCTCATTGTGTTGTTTCGTTATCCACTTCCTCAAACTCCACGTCTTTCGCTTCGGCTTTAATGTAGCGCGCCGTCAATTTCTTCACGAGCTTCTCCACGTCGACAATCGATTCAAAACCAACTACCGAAACGTCACCCGAAATTTCCAAGAACGGCGGTGTAATCGTCGAGTAGTCCGGGGCTGCCGCTTCGTCTTTGTCGAGTCGCATAAACTTGCCCTGCGCATTGACGAGTTGTGCCATGGCACGGGCGTCGGCGTTGACTCGTGCAGTATTCCAGGCCTCGTCGAGCCGTTGGCGAAACTGCCAGCGCTCGAACTCCACGGTGCTCTGATTCATCGCGCCCAAACAATACTTGATCACCTTCAGATCTTCGTATGCCATGGACTTTCCGACTTGATACCTCCGAATGATTTCCGCCACTATATCTTTATCCAACAGGCGGGGATGAGCCAGCCAGTAGTTGTAAAGATCCCGCAAACGGATCATTCTCCCCCGCGTGCCCGTCGAAAGCCCGGCCTCTTGCATTTCTCTCTCGTCTGCAAAGAGAAATTTTTGCGCGGTGTCGAGCAGCGTGATGTTCATAAGTCGAGTTGTGCTTGTTTGAGATACTCAGCCACGCGTTCGGTCGCACTGGGCGATCCCGCCTCCATGTACTCAATGTTGCGTTCTCGCATTTCGAGCGTGGTTTGTGCTCTGATGCGTCGAAAGACTTTACTGATTTCTTGATTTGGGTCTTCAATAGCGTCTCGCAAAGCCGTTTCGTCGACGTCCATCAGCACCGCGATGTCCGCGATCGGCGTCAATGCTTTGACGAGTCTTTCGAAAAGCGAAAAATCAAACTCATCATTTAAGTTGAAAAGTTGGGATGTTTTGAAATTTTCTTCGCACATATTCCGCAAAAGTCCTCTTGTTTGTAATGTTATATACCTCGTTTCTTGTGCCGCGCGTGCCGTTTTGTGAAGTGATCACGGTGCAGCTCTGCTCCGTCCCCTCTATCACCACGGCTTTCGCGTGGTTGGCACAATAGTTCACCGTGTCAAAAACAGCTGTCGTGATAGTTCTTGTTCTCGCGGTCTTTTCCGCTGCCTTCATATCAATGTACAGATCGGCTCGCCCGATGAGTCCTTTCTTTTTCAGCGCATGTATTTTTCGCGTGAACTCTTCCCCCACCGAAAACGAGGCGATCAGCACATTGGCTTTCCCGGTGAATTGCAGTAGACGTTCGATGACTTCACCCAGTTGGATCTTATCGCTAATAAACAGCTGCAAAGGTTCGTCGCGTGGGTTGTGTATTTCCGGTTTATCTTCTATCATAGTTGTCGTCTTTGAAAATTACGGGGCGAACATTATCACAACGTCCGCCCCGTGCAAATTCATAAATCAATCTCTAACTCATTCGGCGGTGGGCTGCTCTGTTGGCATTTCCACCCCGATATCTCTCAACCGTTGGGCGAAATCAGGTTTGAAACTACCGCCGGTTTCCACGATCAGATTGATTCGTTCCGTGATTTGACGGCGTTCCTCTTCAATTTCGTCGGGCGCGGGCTCTTCGGTCTTAAGGAGCTGCTCGAGTTTTGCCACATGGGCTGAAATAAACTTGCGTGCGGCTGCCACTCTTTTCGCCTCGTTGCCCGGATTTTCCGGTTCAGTTGTTTCTTCGTCTTCGTCGGCGGTGCCATACGCGTCGTATTCATCCCAGCCGGCGATGTACTCTTCATAAAGCCCCTCTAAGATTTTTATCTTCTCGTAGCGATCACAGGGCGGGGCTTTTTCCAGGTCTTGCAACTCTGTGAAAGTTCGTCTGATCTTTTCATAGAGTTCTCCACCGCGGTCGTAAATCGCTCGGATATGCTCGGGGAGTTCATCGTGGTCGGGGCGGCGTCCTCTGTGGGCATTCGGGGCGGTGGGTGTTTCTTCTACGGTGTCGTCTTCAGAGAGCTCGCTTTCCGTTTCCTCTTCGGGCGGTGGGATAAGAGAGCGGACTTTGGGGAGCAGTTCGCGTTCCATCTCACGAATGCTTTCTACCGTATGCCCGTCGAGCCGAATTTGCAGAAACTTTTTCAAGTCGTACTCCACATGATCGTGTGCGGCCTCCGGGCGGTTCATCGCCAAATTATAAATGTGGCGGTTGCCGTTGATCCGCAAAAGCAGTTCCGCCCCCTCTCTCACGTCGCGTTCTTCTCGCGGCGTTTCAAGCCAGCGTTTAAGGCTTTCTGTAAATTCCTTATCCATAATCAGGCATGTGATCCTACAGCAGCCGCTGCAGTGGGTTCGTCGGTGGCTCCTGAAATAGAGCCCTCGTCTACTTCGATTTTTCCGGTGTAGAAAGGTGCGGGCGAAATATCTCGTGCAATGACTTCAATCGTTGTTCCACCGCCCGAATAGCCTTCTCCGGTTGAGAGCTTGGGCTTTACTTCGGTGCTGAACATTTCCGATCCCACGAGTCGCGCCTTTCCGTTTCGCTGCACACACAGGAAAATGAACTTATCTTCAGCAGCCAACTGACAGAAACCGGTGGCGGCTTCCTCGACTCCGGGGTAAAGGAATGTCAGCTTATTCTCGTAAAGTTTAGATGGGTCTTCTCCGGTCATATCGGATTCCATCTGCGCTTTACTGTCGATCACGTCAATACGCTTCCACTTCTTATCCGCCTTCAGCACGAATTCGCCTTGCAATGTTGCAAGTTTCTCCATGGTAGCCCCGCTGTCTGTGGGCAAAACACGTTTTGGCCACTTCACGACGTCGCGTTTTGAGAGGAAATAGACGTGATCTCTCAAGCCCGGTTGCACCCTGCTACCTTGGCAGTGTACCAAACTTTCTGTGAGAGTCGGAATTCCGTTGCATTTATTTGCCATAATGATGTTGTCTTTGAGGGTTAAGCGTGCAGTTTGCCGACGAACAGGCGTTCTTTCTGAATAGATTCGAACTCCGTTCCGAAATACATTGTTGCCACGTATGAGAGCAGAAATTCGTGGAATTTTTCGATTTCGATATTCTCCTTCGCCAGCCCGGCGCCATATCCATACAGCATGTTACTCTTCGTGCTCAAGTGCACATAGTCTGATCCCTCTTTTGATACCAAAGGCACGAGTTCACAAAGCTCCTGCGTCCCCTCGAGGAACGTCTTTGAGTATTCCCGGTTGTAAGGAACGTTACCAAAGCGGGTAGCATAATCACGATTATAGGTTTGATATACTTTGTAAGGCACATAGAGCTTTGTTTTCACGCCTTGCAATTCGGGTGCAGCCGCTTCGTAAAAGTTCATAAGTGCTTCTACAGTGTTGGTTGTCGTAAAAGACTCCGTGAACTCGTAAAGATTTCCGTTAGATGTGGAAATTGCGCTCTTGTCAATTTCTTGTTTGGTGATGGTGTCAAAACCATTGAACAAGTCTTTGGTTGTGGTTCCCGAATCGTTGCGTTTTGCTGCCCAAATCGCTTTATTGAGTTTCTGACCCAGAAGCCCGGACAAGAACGTAAGCACCTGTAGTGCCAAATCAGCCGTTGTCAGTTGTTTGCCCTGTGCCACATTTTCTCCCCAAACGGTTGTTCCCGCGGTGTTGATATCAAATCGCTTCACGACCGATCCGAGGAATGTTTCCAGCGTACGTGCATTGGCATTCACGCCGTCATCATCCACTCGCTTGGGATCGTAGGGGCCGAGTTCGATATTTCCGCTCAATGCCGTAATGACTTCACGACCTGCCACTCCGGGGCGAGGAGTAAAATGTTTCAAAGTTTCTTCGCAGCTGATGATAGGCGTAATCAGGAGTTGCTTTTTATAGGTGGTCGCCGATTTTTTGAGATCGTCCTGTGTGAGGTTAAAGCTCATATTCTATTGATCTGTCTGTTATAAATTCGGACTGTGTCGTCTCTTCTTAGAGCAGTCCTTTAATTTTTTCGAGTTGGGCTTTAGCATTTGCCGCCGCCGTTGTAATCTCATCGTCCTGCGGTTGATTGCCGGTGTCATTGACCTGTTTCGTCTCATCTCCGTCTGCACCGGCTGCCGCTTTAATCTCTTCTTGGAGCTTATCAATCTTTGCCTGCAGTTCGGTGTTTTGCTTTTTGAGTTCTTCTGCATGCTTTTTCGCGTCGTCCACTTCCGTGTTTGCCGTTGCGAGCGCGTTGTTGAGTTTTTCGGCCTGTGCGGTCGAAATCATCACGCCTTTCTCCGAGGCTGTGATTTGTTCAACGCCCAAAGCGTTCAACAAGTTGGGGTGTGTTGTCTTATCCATAATCAAACAGTGTTTTTTATTTTGCACGTCATCGTTTTTCTTCCCGAAACCTAATTTTGCCAGCGCGCGTTCAATCATTGAGGGTTCGCTAACAATAGGGAGCGGTGGCACCGGCAAACCGTATTCGCTGCACATGGCTGTCACGGTGGCCGTGATCCCCTCCTGCCCGGTGGCACTCTCATCATATTTGTCGATTTCATCGATAAGGCCGATTTCGAGTGCCTCCTGTGCCGTGATCCAGCGCTCTTCTTTCATGAGTGCTGCCATCTCTTCAACGCTCTTCCCTGTGCGTGCAGAATAGATATTTGCAATCAAGTCGTCAAAGGTGGAAAGCGTCTTGCGAATGTTTTCCAGCTCCTCTTTCTTTTTCGTGATGTCTTCTTTGTTTACCCTCTCCCAGTTGTAAAGAAGAATCGACGAGTTGTGTACCAGCATGACCGCTTCCGGTGCCATCACTATGCGGTGCGCTCCCATTGCGAGGATTGTCGCGGCCGATGCGACAAAACCACTGAGATAAACCTTTACCTTTCCATGGCCGCGAAAGAGCGTACAGATATCCAAACCATCGGAAAGGCTGCCGCCTAACGATGAAATGCGCACCTTAATCTCATTGTCACCATAAGGTCGCATGGCTTTGCGCACACTATCTCCTGTGATCCAATAGCCAATTTCGCCCTCAATGTTGATATCGTATTTTCTTGCCATTTTCTGCGTTTTCGATTTAGTGCAAAGATAGGAGAACGCGCGTGGGCCAAAAATGACAAAAGCCGCTGAACGGATATACCAGTTCAGCAGCTAAAAATATGGATCATGATCCTTCCTCTTTCAAGTTTTGGGGCGGGTACCTATGTTCATCCCGAAAGGGTGGACATAGGCGCCCCAAAACGTCCCGAACGGCTAAAAACCAAAGGAATAGGGCAAAAGAGAAAGGCAAAAAACTCTGTTTTTCCGTCTTTCCGGCTCTGCTTTGCCCTATTCCTTTGGTTTTTAGCCGTTTGTTCCCGAAAGGCCGTCACGAAAGTGCGGCCTTTGTGCGAATGCACCCCCCTGGCGCCCTACGCTTCGAAACTCATGAGCGCTAAAAAAGAATCGGAATATGCCGCCCGATTTGTATCAGGCTGCACACTCCGATCAAGATAAAAGCAAGCCAAAAAAAAGATACGATAACTCTCTAATTATCAAGCCAAAAGCTTGCTTATTTAGAAAGAAAATCGTATCTTTGTATTGCAATTGAGAGAGGTAGCAACTCTCAAAATTGCCGCTTTCAGCACGAGGCTGTCAGCGATGTTCAACCTCAAATTTTCGCGATATGAAAATTTCAATCAAGATTTGCTTTGGCAAATGGACGTTCACGTTCACCTATAAAGGCTAAAGCAACGGGCGGGGGAAACCCCGCCCACTCTTGAAATCTTTGAGGTTCAGTGCAAATTTACCAACTAAAACATTATGGAGCAAACAAAACACCCGAAAAGTCCGCTTGGTAGTGTTCCAAGCAAAGGCCGCCCGCGTACAGTAGCACGCAAAATCACAATCGGCCTACCAGAAGACGCGTTGAAAATCTATGATAGCTACTTATACAAGACTGCATTCGTGTCCGACGCTATCCGCTTTTACCATCGCTATTTAGAGGAACAGGCGCAAAATACCACAGAAGAGTAGAATGAACAACGCCCCCACGTAAATTGAACGTGGGGGCGTTGTTGTTGTCGTTGTTATCATCTTGACAGGGCGCTCGCTATGACTGCAATGATTTGGGAAATTTCGGCGGTAATAAGATACCTTGCTCCTCCAACTGCTTTTTCATACGGTAATATATCCGCTTGACTGCGTCGCGGTGGGTGATCCTTATACCGTGGCTCTTGCACCACTGTTCCAGGCTTTCCAGCGTCAAGCAGCCTTTGGAAGCAGTATTGAGTACGAATGCCGTCAAGTCTAATCTAAAAAAGCGCTTGAGATCTCTTGTAAATATGATTTTGGCTGCTTTCGACAAATGATGGTAGTGTTCGGGCTTGTGTCTACTCCTATTAGGTAACACTACTTTCAAAGTCATACCTCTTTTCTGTTCCACCTCCTCCCCTCCTTGCTTTGGTCTCGCTACAGCCACCAGCGCATGTAGTAAATCATTATGGGGCGACCTCGCGGGAAATCGCAACGGATTACCATATTTATTAACAAGCCAATCAAACAAGTAAGGAGGAACAGTCAACTCCGTCGTTATATCTTTCATAATCAAACTATTACAAAGACAAAGATACGATATTTTCTCGTATATATGTGTCTTGTCTCCATCTAATTCTTTTCACTCGCTTTTTTTAGATAGGTCGGTTTCACCCTATTTTTCTGTATCATTGTATCAGCACTGTATTTCAATTAGATAGGACTGATACAAATCAATGAAAGAACACCGATCCACTCAAACACTATGCTCTGACGGCTCAATTTGCTCCGATACACTTCCCCTTGATACAGTTCCTCGTTCTTTTGTATCAGTTCTGTAACGGATTTGTATCAGTTCTGTATCACCTATTAAAACCTTGATTTAGAAGTATCTATACTTCCTGTTTCTTTCCCTGATACGATGATACAAATAAATAGTACAAAATAAGGGGTATCTATTTTTTTAATCTATCCCTTTGAAGTGCTGCGAACTGTGCCCCTCGCTTCTAATACGCTAAATATATATAAAACGCGTCATGCTGCTTGCATGACGCGTTTCTTCTAATTTAGAACTGGCTTATATGGTGGGCTGAAAGAATCATTTACATGCTCTCTCGCTTCTTGTGCTCTCTTAGAGCGTAAATATATCACGTCAACTAACTTCCCGTCCACTCTTCGCGAAATGCGCCCTTGCGAGTTACAAAGTTCGGGTGGGTTCATCATGTATATCTGCTCGGACAATGTTACAAACGACTTGAGTTGCTTGGTAAAGCGTTTCATCGTGTATCTGTTACCCAAATTACCGGCAAACCTTGTGTAGTTCTCAAAGGCCAAACTTCGGACGATTAAACAATCAAGGTTACCACTTTCTTCAGCAAAGTACGTCAACGCCCAGTCTTCAAAGTTCTCACCCATGTCAGCCTTAAACTTACGCTGTAGGATATTGCCCAAAGGTGGTAAAATCTTATCGACCTTTTCAACGACGCTTAAATAGAATCTACAGCATTGCATGAAAAAGTTGATGTCACGATTCCAATCGCTCTCCGGATAGCCTTCTGTTAGTAGAGAACGCCCAAAAAAATCATCGCGAATAGACCTATTCTCAAGATAGTCGTTTTCTAGTGCTCGTTCGTGGTAGTAGTCCGAAAATACCATAGGTAGCAAGCGTGCCATCGTAGAGGCGTCAAAGTCTGTTGGGACATAATTTGTAGTGAATCCCATCTTGGGTGCTTTGTGAAATGGGATTGTGAAAGATCGGTTGTTCTTTGGGTTTACCGTCAACGCCCCTGTAATGATATCGTAAAAGATACCCATCGAAAGATATTGCGCACAATCATCGACCAGTATAAAGTCAGTACTTTTATCAACTTGGTCAAATACGTGGGGATTGTCCATAAGCTTCGGATTTCTTCCCGAAAGCTTAATCTGCTTCATGAAATGTTCGAACGCTTTGAAGAGAAAGGACTTTCCCGATCTACCGTTACACTCACCATCAGAACCTATTTTATTGTCCATGGCTTGGGGTGCCCAAGCTCTTGACGGGTCTTTGTGACGGTGTAGCATGTAGCCTATTGAAAAGATTTTGTTTACCAAATTCAATTTCTGCTCCTGTATTTCGGTATCGCTTAGCCCTTCGCCCGCTATGTCAAATTTATGGGCTTCATGGTATGCTGCTCGTTCTTTTGAAGTAGCAAATCGTTCTTCAATTTCTTTTCTCCAATGTATTCTCGAAGTATTGATGATATACCCGAACATGGGAGAAGATGTATTCTTCACATCAATATCCCAAACTCTTGTCCCGGTTTCATCAATAGATGATGTGATTTCAAACATGTCCTCCAATTTAGTGAATCTGTGTGGAATCACATTCTCTTCCCAAACGTAATGCCCAAATGCCGCGCCATCAGTGTGTTCTTTCAGTCCCTCCGCGGTGATTTCCACTGCAACGTTTTGCAAGTCATTTTTCTTTAAGTAGAAAATCTGCGAATCAGCTGTACTATTTGAAAAGTCTAAATCCACCTCTGAAAGGTTTTCCAACACAGCAGATCCTGCGAGTTTTGTTGAATTGAGAATGAGGTTTCGTATATCAACATTCAACGCGCGCTCTTCAGCCCAAAGTCGAATAAAACGTCTGATATCTTTTTGTTTGATTTCACGCACAGTCGTTCCCGTGATATGTACATATCTTGTCAAATCACTATCCTCGTCCTTCAAGCAGTGGTATCCGTTGAGTTCGAGAAATGCCAAAAGTGAAACCGTATCGATCCAGTATTCTGCTTTATTCTTCTTTTCATTGATTTTCTCGCGCCAAAATTTAGCCGGTGTCGCCATCATGAGGAGATCCTTGAAGTCTGCAATCTCACCTCTCAACTCCATCCAGTCACGAAGATCTTTTCTCGGCCGTCCTCTGTTATCTTTGTAAGTGGTAAGCCATTCAGGTAGCCAAACCGTTTTCACGTCAATAAATCTCAGCGCCATTTCGCACCCTTTCTTTTTGCCTGTGGCGTCGAGATCTGGGATGTTGTATATCGTCTCGGCATACTTTGTGATCTCGCGAAATTCCGCGTCCGAAACGCGATAAGTCTCCGAGTTAAACCAAAGTGGGGCGTATCCCATGGCTTTACAGCACAAGGCGTCTCGTTCTCCACTGCAGATCACCGCCTCCGAGATTTTAGTCTCTTTGTATGGAATATTCTCATTGGTAGGGTCTGAATTCCATTCGCGCTCAAGTCTGTCATTGAGTTCTCTCCACTGCTTCCTAAGCTCTTCGAGTCCATTGATATAAAACCTCGGCTTTTCTCCTCTCGGCGCGTACGAAAAGCGAAACGCCTTGTCCGGGTTGAGCGGCTTGTATATTTTGTAGAATGTGCGACCTTTTTCCTCGCCTTGTGCGGGGACAATGCATTCTCTCAAAAGAATAGGGTAATTCTCATTGGAGTACTCGCATTTTACCACACGGTTCTTGACATAGCCTACATACTTGGCAGCATGCCAGTGCAAACTTTCTGCCACCTTCCGAGTTACCTTTGGCCCTAAAACCTTCAGCCATGGCTCCGGTATCTCCTCCATGAGTTCGAATACCGTCTGCCCCTCCGCTTCATCAGCTTTTGCCGGCCGTTCATCCCACTCGGCACGGTTGATCGTCTTGTTGATTTCAGAACGTATGTTGAATAAATCAGCGATCTGCAGTACAGCCTCGCCGAATCTATTCACTCCCCGTTCTTTCATCCAGATGTCGACCGGCGAAAGTGCGTGCCCCTCGTCTCCGTAATCAACCACCTTCCAAACGCGGTTCCCTTTTTTGTCTGTGCTTGCAATCAAAGTTGCAGACGGGGTTCGTTCGGTTTCTCGAGCTTTGAACTTCGCCTTTGGGTTGTTCACGCAAACTTCCGCTTGCGGGTACACGGAAAGGATGATGTCCAGCCCGTCACGTGTACCCGCATATAGTTGTTCGGTTGTAATCATAAATCATAGAGTGTCGCTTCGACAATATCTAGCATTTGTTCAACAAGCCGGTCTGCTTGTTCTTTATTCGTCTTGAAGTAGACGACGCTACTTCCATCATCTTCGTTTTTCACCCGTTCGACTCTGAACTCTTTTTCGAGTGTGGCGAAAAACGCTTTCGCACGAATTGCCCAAAAGGAACAATCGAGCTTGTATTCATGTCTGGATCCCGAAAGGAGTACCTGTACGCCTTCTCGGGGTGTTTCGTACTTTACTGGCAGCATATATCTTTATCCTAACTTTACGGTGCTTAGCCAAAAGCGCTGAATCTCTTCCGCGGTATAGAGTTTCCGCGCCGTTGGGGCATGATACTCGGCGACAATATCCTTGTTCTCAGTGTAGATGCGCAATGAATTGCGGTGGATACCAAGCAGCGCGCACGTTTGCGTAATGTCGTAACGTGCACCGGGTATGGTTTGGGGTTGGATGTGTGTCATGATACTCGTGTTAAATAGATTACTCCTTTAGCTTCGTCTACACGCGTTTCAAATTTTCGCTGTAGGCTTTTGCCATATCTGTTTTTGTATGTTCCTACTCGATCGTAGTTCTTAATGGGAAATTCATAGGTTTCTCCGATTTTGATTTCTCTCATCACCTTTGCACTAAGAAATTCCTTTCGCACCAAATTATTCATCGGCCTTCTTTGTTGTTGTTGTTGTTGTTATTATCTTTGTTGTGCAAAGGTATCAAATCTATTGCTTACTATCAAATTTTTCTGTTGATTATTTTATTGAGGAGTCATTTTTAATGGCAGATATAATTGAATTAAACTCGAAAACCATGAATTTAGAACGAATAAGAGCGCTCGGGCTTAAACGACCCGGTGGCATTAAAAAACTCGCTGCCGATGTTGATATGAGCGATGTAAATCTCTTCCGCTGCATTCGAGAAGGTTCTATTAAGGCTCAAGACTTAGAGCGTATTGCGCGTGCCTTAAATGTAAGTATAACAGAGTTCTTTCCTGATGATCAGGCTTCTTTATCTATTGGGAATAACTCCGTATCATCCTTTAATGGTAACAACATATCGCTGGCCGCTTCAACGAGCCTTGAAAGAGAGATCCAGGATTTGCGGGCACGTATAGCTCAACTCGAAGATCATTTGCGCGATAAAGATGAGATTATTGCTCTACTTCGGCGTGTATCAGCCCAATAATGAACAATGCAACCATCGTGCAAGAAATAGAGAAAGATTATCGTAATCAACTATATACAAGGAACTTAAGATTGTTAGAATATTTTCATGTATGAATTGGCACAATCTCATCTCTTCGCGCCGTTTGGGCAAGGAAGATCGCGACAAGCATCCTGCAGAACAGCGCACTGAATTCCAACGCGACTACGATCGTCTCATCTTTTCTTCGCCCTTTCGGCGCATGCAAAACAAGACTCAGGTGTTTCCCCTCCCGGGTAGCATTTTTGTCCACAACCGCCTGACGCACTCGCTCGAGGTGTCGAGCGTAGGCCGCTCATTGGGCGCAGATGTGGCGCGGGCTTTGGAAGGACACCACAACGCAGCCGACACCGCCGCCCTCGAAAGCATCAGCGCCATCGTGTCTGCCGCCTGTTTAGCGCACGATATGGGCAATCCTCCCTTCGGTCACTCGGGCGAAGAGGCCATTTGTTCCTTCTTCTCCGAGGGCGCGGGACAGCAATACCGCGAGTTTCTCCCCGAATCCACCTGGAACGACATCACTCACTTCGACGGTAACGCCAATACCTTCCGTTTGCTCACGCATCGCTTCAACGGTCGGCGCAAAGGCGGCTTCGTCATGACGTATTCCACCCTCGCTGCGGTGGTGAAATACCCCTTTTCGGCCGCACTGGCGGGCAATAAACCGAAAATGGGCTTCTTCACGCCCGAACGCGACACCTTTCTCACGATTTTCGACACCCTTGGCATCCCCGCCCTCGAACATGAGGGCGATCGCATCCGCTATGCGCGCCATCCGCTGGTATATCTCGTCGAAGCCGCCGACGACATTTGCTACGAGATCATGGATATCGAAGACGCGCACAAGCTCCGGCTACTCTCCACCGCCGAAACCATCGAACTTTATCTCGGCTTTTTCGACGAAACCGAGCGCGAACAGCTGCGCCGCTCCTATCCTGAGGACACCGACGCGGGCGATCAGATCAAATTCCTCCGTTCGTGTGTGATCAACGCCCTCGAACGTGCCTGCGTACAAGTATTTGTCGAGAACGAAGCCGCCATTTTGAGCGGGACCTTCACGGGTTCGCTCATTCGCCACCTGCCCGAACGCCTGAAAAGGGCCTACGAAAACTGCGCAGCGGTGGCGCACAAACGCATTTACCTCTCGAAAGAAGTCGTAGACATCGAACTTTCGGGTTTTCACATCATCTATACGCTGCTCGAACTCATGTGCGAAGCGGTGATCAGTCCCGAGAAAAAATACTCGCAACTGCTGTTGAAACAAGTTTCGTCGCAATATGAACTCCAATCCGACGACCTTTCCACGCGTTTCATGGCCGTTCTCGACTACCTTTCGGGCATGACCGACGTATTCGCCCTCGATCTCTATCGGAAAATCAACGGCCAGCAGCTCCCGATGGTCTGATTCGCCGGCACTTCTCCGCATTTTCTGGGCGCGCCTCCCCACGGTGGCGCGCCCTTTTCTCCTTTTTCTCTACCCACCGCCCAACTTTATGCCCCAACTTCGCCTTCGCCTCCTCTCGCTTCTCTGTTTATGCTGCATTGTCGGTTCGAGTTGGGGAAAAATAGCCCACTTACTACCCCGTCCCCACGCTGTAGTGCGCGCCAAAGGCCATTTTTCGCTCGCCCGCCCCGTCTTGCTCGACGATCCCACCCACTGTGCGCAACTCGCTGCGGTGTTCGCAGCAATGCGGTGCCCCTTTTCGGAAAAAGCCCAAGCCGCGGTGCGCGTTCGCCTCGACTCCACGCTCGACACCTTCGACTATCCGCTCGAAGGCTTCCCTTCAGAAGGCTACAGGCTGCGCATTTCACCCCAAAGCATCGACATCACCGCCGCCACGCCCGTCGGTGTGATTCGCGCCGCACAGACTTTGCGTCAACTCGCGCAAGGTAGCGCCACACCACGGCTCGAATGCCTCACGATCACCGACTTCCCCGCCTTCAAAGTCCGCGGTTTCATGCACGACGTCGGGCGCTCTTTTATCCCGTTCGACGACCTTCGCCGACAAATCGACCTCTTGTCGCGCTTCAAAGTCAACGTCTTTCATTGGCACCTCACGGAAAACCAAGCATGGCGCCTTGAGATCAAAGCCTTTCCGCAACTGACTTCCGCCGCCTCCATGACACGTTTCGCCGGACGGTACTACACGCAAGCCGAAGCCCGCGCCCTCGAAGCCTACGCTCGTGAGCGCGGTGTGACTATTATCCCCGAGATCGACATGCCCGGCCACAGCGAAGCCTTCGTCCGCGCCATGGGTTTCGACATGCAATCGGCGCAGGGTGTAGCCGCCCTCCACACCATTCTCGAGGAAGTGGCCGCCATTTTCCCCCATGCCCCCTACCTTCACATCGGCGCCGACGAGAAGCGCATCACCTATCCCAACTTTTTGCCGCAAATGATCGCCAAAGTCCATGCTTTGGGGCGTAAAGTCGTGGTTTGGAACCCCGTTCAAGGCGTAGATCTCTCCACCCTTGACATCGATATGACGCAGATGTGGAGCACCGCCGGACGGAAAATCGCCGGAAAACCCAACATCGATTGCCGCTACAACTACACCAACCACTTCGATGTCTTCGCCGATCTCGTCGGCATCTACAAGAGCAACATCTATTATGCGCCGCGCGGCAACGCCGAGTTGGCCGGTACGATTTCGTGCTTGTGGAACGACCGCCAACTCTCCGACGCCTCGGCCATTCTGCAGCAGAACAATTTCTACGCCAACGTCCTCGCTTCGGCCGAACGCGGTTGGATCGGCGGCGGAGAAGCCTACATCGAGCAGGGCGGCGTCACGCTTCCCAACGCCGGTGCGGAGTTCGAAGCGTTTCGCGACTGGGAACGCCGTTTTCTCTTCCACAAGTTCACTACCCTCGCCGCAGAACCCGTGCCCTACGTCCGACAAACCAACGTCGTGTGGCGCGTCACCGATCCCTTCCCCAACGGCGGCAATCCGCAACTTGCCCTCCCGCCCGAAACCGAAGGACTGAAAACCACCTACTCCCTCGGCGGTCGCACCTACGCCACCCACCGAGTCACCGGCGCCGGCCTCTACTTGCGGCACACTTGGGGCCAGATCGTCCCCGCCCTCTTCGCCGAAGCACAACCCCACTCCACAGCCTACGCCTGGACCTACGTCTATTCGCCGCGCCCACAAGCCGCCGGCGCGCTCATCGAGGGCTACAATTACAGTCGTTCCGAACGCGATTTAGCCCCACCCTCCGGAAGTTGGGATCGCATGGGCACACAAATTTGGCTCAACGACAGCCTCATCGCGCCGCCGCGCTTCGACAATAGCGGCAAAACGCTCGTGAGCCACGAAGATCTCCTCCTCAACGAAAATTTCACCGGCCGTGCGCCTCAAAAAGTCTGGCTCCGCGCGGGCTGGAACAAGGTGTTGCTCAAACTCCCCTTCCAACCCGATGGCGGAACGCGGCTGAAAAAGTGGATGTTCACCTTTGTGCTCACCGATCTCACTGGGCGGCAAGCCCTCGACGGACTGATCTACTCGCCCGAGCGCGTCCTTCCTTCCGCTCCCTCCCGCACCTCGCGCCGCTGATCGTCCACCGCGCCTTTCGCTCTGCGTCAAAACAAAAACCGCAGCGCACTTTTCGTTCCCTCACTTCTCCACCGGCCGCAAAAAGCCCCCCGTTCCGCCCCAACAGGGGGGTTTTTCCGTCCAAAAAACAAAGGGGTGGGGGAAATTATTTT